CAGATCCTGGATTTTCCTTTTCGTAAGACTTTCGTCCTTTTTCATTGAGTCCTCCCTCTCGGTTCTTGCCTGATTTTTTTGTCCAGGCTGCTCCTTCATTTTGAACCTCTTCATTCTTGGGACGGCAATCGTTAACGAGTTTACCACCCTTCATCTTCATACCCACCTTCTTATGGGAATCCCAACATGCTCTCTCATCAAGTTCAGTCTCTACCTCTACTTCTTCTTTCTTCATTGCCTTTCCGATGGCCTCACGACGCTTCTTAAGGTATGAATCAGAGTCATCTACATCACCATCATTATCAATGTCCTCATCTTCCTTTCCAACTGGATCTAATTTCTTACCCTTCTTCTTTTTCTCTTGTAATTCTTCTACAGGAGATACTTGGTATCTAACACCAGCCATCTCTCCAAGAGTTGTCAAGTTTGCTGCAACCTGATCCCAAAGTCTATCTGCCAAGTTCTCATCTGGATTACCTAATGGTTCTGGAGTGACAACATCAGTGATCTCATGAGTCAAATTACCCTCGGCATCATGCAATTCTACAGACTCTTGCGCTTGTTTATTTAATTGACCTTTTCCTCTAACTTTATTCACAACTCCTGATACCGCATCTTTAGCTGTACTAACAGCAGATGCAACCTTCATAGCAGTACCAACTCCCTTCATCACCGCTGGGATAGCAGCTAGAGGTGCTAGTTCATCTAACTGTTCTTTATCATCATGCTCGATAACTTTACCGTCAGCATCTTTTTGATGGTGTTCATACATTGACTTATAAGCGTCAACCAGTTTTGAGTCGTCAGTCATGATAGTAAAAAAATTAGAGATTCTTTGATCTATCCTTATTTATCCCTTTCCAACCTTATAAGGTATAGATGTGTCATTATACTTTGTGCCAGGTCCACTAGCAGGGTCATTGGGATTCTTGACCTTCTTACCATCATAGTAAGATCCAGTGGTAATTGGTTTGATAATTGGATCACTATTCCACTTCTTATCACCTTGGCCTGGTGTCATTCTCTGCATGTATTGTCTATACTCATCAGTGCCTACATCATATGCCTCTGTCAAGTCTCTCAACCATGACTTAAACATGGTAGACTCTGGAGTTTGTACGATAACATGATTCGCACCTCTCCTAATAATTCTACCTCTCACTCCAGTATTTACATTCTCTACTAAAGTTCCTACTTTGAAACACTCTTCTTTCAAATATGCAATCCTTAGTCCAAATGGATCTAACTTAGGTGCATACTGCCATGTTTCTAGAGCGGGTCTAATTCTTTTAGAACCATTTGCAAGTTGATCTTGAGTTACTCCCATTGACTTCTTAAGAAGGTTGAAGAGATTCTTCTTCTCCATGTTACCTAAGTTAGGAATACCTTTAGCAAACATCTTGAAATCATCTTTGGCAGCAGCATCTCTCATCTTAGATGCAGACATACCCTCAATTCCCTCTGCGTCTGGGTCTCTTGCACCAGCGGATATGACTTGAAGATCTTCAAAATCATACAAGTCACCATTATATTTCTGTGCAAGACTCTGGAACTCAGAGAGTCTATCCTGTCCTACAACTATTGTTACTCCTTTATATCCCAGATTGAAACAAGCACCAAGAACATCAAAGATGGTTCTTCCATTAGGATCATCCTTGATACTATCCTCATAATCAGGGAACATCTTCCTCATATATTCTATCTTCGCACCAGGCTGTAGAGGATTCTTCTTAGCATCTACACTACGACTTGGATATATCTTCAAGTCATACTTCAATCTGCTTGCCTCTGACTGAGCTTTCTTTAATAACTTTTCGTGTCCTACTGTTGGTGGGTTGAATCTACCAAATACAATTACCGCACCCTCACTCGTAGGCATCCCCATAACTTCCGCCGACTGTGTTTGTGCATCACCTGGCTCTGGAGCCTTCCTAGCATCAGGGGCAGGGTCTGCTGGTTGTTGGGACTTGGTAGCAGAGGCAGTTGCAACAGGTGCTTTCTTCTTTGCAGTAGGTTTCTCAGGCGTGGCCACCTTAGTAGATTTAGGATCTTCAGTCTCGGCCGCACCTTTTCCTCCTGTGTATTGAAGTTTACCGTTAACAGTCTTAGCTACAAAATTACCCTTTGCATCATACCATCCGCCGTGACCATCTCCCTTCAAGCCTTTTAGTTTGGCTTCAGTGGAGGCGGCAGTCTTGACAGCTTCTGTTAAAAATTGACCGAAGGATTTCACAAAATTCAGTAGACGATTACAGTTTTATTTATCCTATTAAGATATTTTGTTAAATTTAACAGCAAGGTTTTGGAACTGACCTAATTTGTGCATTGCACCTACTTTATTAGTTCTAGTAGTGAAAGCCATTGACATTACTGAACCATCACTCAACATAATATTAAAATCCTGTTTACCACTACCTACTGATGCCCTTACACTTGTAACAGCAGACAAGGCCGCAGAGAGTTTTTCATTAGTATTATCCAAACTAGCATCAGTCTCAGTTGCTTTGATTGTTATTGCTGGAGTTCTAAAACCAGAGTATGCAATCTTCTGAGTGATGTACTTTTTAGCCATGGTAAAATTACCATTGAAGAGATTGATTAATTCTTCTCTTACAATACCCAAATTTATATCATACAACCTATTATATTCTGCCTCGTTCTCCTTTTCAAACTCAAAGGTCTTGACTGCCAACCTTGATGTTCCCCAAAAAGCTTTATCAGATGCTTCGATACCTTCTATAGATTCATACTGTGGCCACAATCTATCTTTGATTGCATTATATCTGTTCTGTTCACCAAAGAAATCAAAGATAGGTTTCACATATGTATTCAGTTTGGGTTCGGCAGACTTGGCAGTTCCAGCCTTCAAACTAATACCTAACATACCACCATTTCTATACTGAATAAAAATATCGCCAGGATGACTTCCCTCTACACCAGTTGGTTTTGCTCTGTATCCCCAATAACATTGAGAGATGGGATGTTTTGCATTATGAGATAACAACCACTTAGTTATATTTTTTGCATTAGTAACTTTTGTTTGGAACGAACCAGTCTCCGCTTGATCTATAAATTTCTTTCCAGCAAGTGCATCCTGTGATGTGAGATAGTATCCACCAGAAGGACTATTGGCGTTTCTAACTGCTTGATAAAAATCTCTGACTGACAAGTTAGGACTGATACCATTCATGAAAGCAATACATGGGAACAGTTCTGTGATGGAGGAGTTCAATGTTGTCATTGACATTCCACCTGTTTTTGGTTTGTATATAAACGTCAAAATAGTTCCATCACTCATCCTCACACAGGACACAGGAATGGAACTAATAGATCTTTGTTCGTTATATACTCTACCCAATCTAGATATCAAAGACTCTACGGCAGCTTTAGTGCCATCTCTATCATTAGATTTTACAACATAGGTAACTTGTTTAGAAGTTGCACCCTTGACAGATACATCCCTATCGGGAATGTTTATCTCTTGTAAAATCTGATTGAGTTCTAATACTTCTTCAGCAGATCTAGCCATGAGTTTTTGATACTATTTAGAGGTCTCCCTCCTGTCTATTCTCAGAATAGAATACATCAAAACTACCGCCAGGATATCTCTTTTCCAGTTTCTTAACATTGGTTGCGATTACATCATCAAATGATACATCCAATGCCATACAAGCATTTGCTACATACCACATGATATCACCCAGTTCTGTGATAAGATGATGTTTGTTTGCTCCGTTCCAAGGTTTTCCTTGAAACACCATCTTCTTTACAATCTCAGTGAACTCACCAGCTTCGGCGGACATACCAACCGCAGAGGTCAAAAGCCTTTCAATGTTCGCACCCTGTCCATCCAACTCAACCATACGGTCAGCGAGATTAACAAAGTCCTTTGAAGCGTCAGAGGTTACGGCATCTACGAATGTTTCGTACCTTTTAAAATCAATAGTCATTAGAATGTCAACTTTGCGAACTTGTTTTTAATCTTTTTAGATTCGTCATTATTATACTCTTCTTCTTGTCCACTGTCAACTATATCATCCTGAGCACTCTGGTCACAGTCATATAGTTTCATCTTTGAACGATCAATACCAATCACAAATCTCTTGTTTCTGTTCAGATCATTGTATCTATTCTTCAACTGTTTGACCATGATCTGATTTACTTCCTCTAATTCTTCTGTAGAAATAAGAGCAAACATAAGGTCGGCAGTAGCGGGAAGACCGAATGACTCAGAGGTATCTGTAAGATCAACGTCACTGTTAGAATACCCACTACGAGTGGTTTGAGTCGCTGATACGATAGGGACATCTGTTTCGACTGCAAGACCTCTAAGTTCTTCAGCGATTGCTTTGATGTAGGAGTATGAGTTGACATTGGAACCAGCTCTATAACGAGAGGATGCACATATATTTAAGTAGTCAATGAAAATGATATGTGGTTTGAAAGATTTCTTGAGTGCAAGTTCATTCAACAAACCTTTGAAATGTCCTGAGTGTGCAGCAGCAGTAGGATATTCTTTGATGATAAGACTACCTTGAGTTTTCTCTGATAGTTTAGTAACTTTACTCTCAAACATTTGACGAGGAATATCCGTCAACTGTTGTACAGGAATGTTTAGAAGATTAGCATCAATTCTTTCTGCAATTTTCTCCTCAGCCATCTCAAGCGTGATGTATAATACGTT